TCATGTCGGTGGTCATGTCGGTGGTCATGTCGGTGGTCATGTCGGTGGTTGCAAAGATAAATGGTCTGTCAATTTTTGCCCCCCCACACATTTATACATCTATGACGCGGAAAAACGTTAGGAAAAAGGCCAACGATAACCGAAATTGTTCGTATGATTTTGAAAAAAGGTGTGCACAGTTTCATATGGAAATTGTATGATTTGCCGCCAGAAAGATAGTTCCGTGTGGAGATTGCTGCAGGGAATGCGGCTGAAAATTATCCAAAGCACGCACACCACCACTGTGTACGAATTAACGCACAAATTTCCGTGTGTCCCGCTTGTAGTGCCTCCTGTTTTGCTGCAATAAGGGTTTCTTTATCATTCACAACGGCTGGAAGTAAAACTTCAACAATGGATAATCTCCCGTTTGCACATGCGGTTTTAAACAACATTTTGATATCTAAGCCGATAACTGCGGAGAATCTTAAAAGATACTCCAAAATACGTGGATTGTTGTTCTCACACGCAATTTCAACCGCTTGTTTAAATGTTTTTACAAAAATTCTGCATTTACTTTCAGCACAGAAAATATATTTCACTTGAGAAAGTGAAATAGGAGATTTGCAAAGAAACAACAGAACCTCTTGAATGAATTCTGTTCTTCCAGGATTCCGACAAATCGATTTCAGAAGTGAATTGTTTGTGTCAAGTAAAATAAGAGGCAAACAATCTGTGTAATCTGCGACATTAAGACGGGGGTGATCGAACAGGTGTTTGAGACACGCTAAACTTAATTTGCCATCTTTTACAGATTTTACCGCAAGATGAAAAACGGTTTCAGTGGGGTCAATATACGATAAAAGCGCCGTTAAACTCCACTCATTTTTTTGTTGAATCGCAAAAGACAGCAATTCCGGATCACGACATCTTTGCGCCAACAACCGTAAAACCGTAAATGATGCGTCATTTGTGATTGCGAATTTAATTGCAGCATTATCGTTTGCACACGGGTCAAAACCGTAATCGATAAGTAATCGCACGATGTTTACATCGATTGTTTGAAATACATCCGCATTTGCCACAACAGCTACAGCCTTTGATTCTAAGATAAGTCGAATGACATCCGTTTGTCCTTTTGTAATTGCTTGAATTAGCTGCTGAATTGTTGTTATGGGTGCCAATTGCAGAAATGCCAAAATTGCATCGACTTTCGCATATGCTTCATGCGAATTCTCGTCAAAGCGATTTCTACAATTGCGTTTTAAATCCTCTTCAAAAGTTGTTGATGTTTTGAGGCTTTCAATTTGTGTAATTTTTGCTCGATATGCGACAGCAATTCGATTGCGTTCTGCCAGCTCCAATATTCTTGCCTCTCTCGCGCGTTGTTCTGTTTGTTCCGTTGCTTGTTGCGCGTGTTCTCTATCCTTTTGCTCTCTCTCACGGCGTTGTCGTTCATGTTCGCGAGTTAGTGCCATCGCGGCTAAAGCGATAACTACCCCCGTCGCCATACTAATGTGTTGAACATGTCAGTTTTAAGTGCTGAAAGCGTTTCATCATGCAGAATTAAGGATGAAGAGATTTTAGTTTTTTCATTCACGTGTTCAAATCGCATGGCTCTTGGATCGACCTCAACAATTGGATTACTCCATACCGAATTTAGCGTTAACATCGCACATAACGACATCGATACAGGGGTTGGCGCATGGCTCAGATAACTCCTGTAACTTCCCCCAAAGAAGCATTTCGATGTGTACAACGACATACGGAAATTGTTCGTGTTGAATATTTTGCACGTATTTCGCGGTCCGAGAAACTGTTGCGATTACGGCATTCTGTCTAAATTAGCACCAAACGGATATAAAAAGTACCGAGATTGGTTTACAAAAACGAACAAATGTGAGGTTTTGATTGAAATGTGCCAGCATTTTACATAAAATCTTTGAGATTTCAACAGAATAAATGTGTGGGACAAAAAATTGACGGACCAATATCTTTGCAACCACCGACATGACCACTGCTTTGACCACCGACATGAATATTGCCATGATGGCTGCTCTCCTCGAAGAAGTCGATGGTCTTCTTGCCAGAATTGAAATTACAACAGATCTCCCGTTTGCACACCTTGCTCCACATTATGCATCTCTTGCGCGACATAAGATTGAAACAGCATCGGCTGACGCATCGGCTGACGCATCGGCTGACGCATCGGCTGACCCATCGACTTCTCTTGCAAATTGTATGCCGCTCCTCATTCTGCGCGCAATTGCGAACAAACCAACATCCTTTCATGATGCCGTTCGAACTGCCAATATCGGCTTGGTTTGGCTGATGCTCGACACTGCCGTCATCAATGAACACACGTTGCTAATTCTGAGTAAAACCAATAACGCCCGTTTGGTTCACATAATCTTAGACCAAATTTTTCACTCAAACACCCAGCTCAAACCACATCAGTTTTACCATCTGTTTGAGTGGGCGTGTCAGCAAAATCAAGTGGTTATAGTTCAAAAGCTTTTACATCGCGTGAGTCCAGCTTGTTTGCATAGCGGTTTGCACGTATGCATTTATCAATCAAATATCGAACTTTTTCGCATGATTTTACAATGCAAAGAAGTGCAACTTGGTTCAAACAACAACAGCCTACTCCGAAGAGCATGTGAACGAGGAAGGACCGAATATGTCCGTATGCTCCTTGACATGCCACTTGACCACAATGGTGTAGCAAACGCCGCAAAAACGGATAGAGAAGAGAACCATGGAGGTGGTCTCATGTATTGGGGCGACGATGACGACGATGATACACTTCTCGAAAAACAGCATCGCGATACTGTTGTAAATCCTGCAGCAAAAAACAATGAAGCGATACAACTTGCAGCCTTTCATGGACACACGGAGATTGTCCGTTTGTTACTTGCTTTGCCGCCGGATTGTGGAGTTAATCCGTGGAAGGAGGACGCTTGTGCGTTCTGGTCCGCATGCGTTAAAGGGCACGCAGAGATTGTGCGACTAATTCTGAAGCATGGACCCGTATATGACGACATGTACAATTGCGCATTTAGAGCTGCATGTTTAAACAATCAAGTCTTGTGTGTTCGCGTAATGCTTGAACATGGAGGCGTTCGCCCAGAAACGATTGCTCTCATTCAGCAACAGAAAGTCCATGCTGATATTCGGGCGTTAATTCCCAAGAATTTGATCCAAAGGTTCTCTTCTCTCTTCCAGAAGAATTGATTCATAAACGTACATTTGTTGATTGTTGTTCATGGTTGTTCATGGGTGTTCATGGGTGTTCATGGGTATTGCGCTCAATTAAGACCCCCTGCGAGCAAATTGCGCGTATTTTGGACTGCGGTCACATTCATAGCCGTTGCTCCAATAACTGTCGGCAACAGCACTAAAAACAACAAATTATTGTTTAGCCAAACGAGTTCATCGATTTGACGGCCGGGACGCGAATACCAACCCAGAACCAAAAGCCAGGCAGCAAATGAAATGCTGTATGCACATGCGGTGATAATGGTAACACCAGACGCTGCTTGAACAGACTCTAACGGAATGAGGAGCGCGAAACTAATAATTGACACTGCCAGAGCAATGGTAATAACAGATGCATGCACTGCAATAGTTTTCCAATCCATGGTCTCTCTATGCGGATACAGTCAATTCATCTGAGAAGCGGACTCTTCGTTTTTTACTACCGCCGATGGCTTTGAGAACAACTTCTTCACCCATCGCGTACATCATAAACAATGCAATTAAAAATAGCGACCAGAGCGGCAAAATCCATGTCCATAATGAGCTGATATCCAAATCCCCCATCACTTTAATTTGGAGAGATAGAATAAAGAAGCCATGACAAAAATCCGCAAAACACGGCGGCGACTCGCAGAAACGATTAATCTGCAGCAATGTAATCCTGCAACGCTTAAAGAAACGCGTACAACGTGTTTACCCCGTGAGCCCCTTGAGCGTCTCCGGGATGAGTGGAATAAGCGTTTTCCGGAACACCGTATCAAGGGAATGCTTACAAAAGACGCGTTATGGGCACAGCTTCGGGAGCGAATGAGTAGACAATACAAATGTGAAACCGAATATTGTGCGGTCAAACGGCTCGGAGGAGGAGAAGCTCGTTATTTTCGTCCCCCCAAACCTGAATCGTGGACCAAAAAACCAACGGAATGGCACGACAGTTTGACGATTTCGAATGTTCTAAATCAATACGAGGATGCATTTCCCGCGTTCGAATTTATTGGTCCCGTTTCCATTGATTTTGACAAACGGCTTAACAGTTTCGGACGATGTGTGTCAAATGAACTGTGTCGGTTGGACCTTTCCGCAATGTATGCGCAAGGGACGCGTTCAATTGGCATCGTATTTAATCTTGATCCGCATGACATGCCTGGTTCGCATTGGGTTTGTGCGTATATTGATTTGATTGCTAAAGCTGTGTATTATTATGACAGCTACGGAATCGAGCCGGAACCGGAGATTCGCCGTTTGATGCAGCGGTGCAGTGAACAAGGGTGTACGACATTGATGTGGAATGATGTTCGGCACCAACGGAAAGGAAGTGAATGTGGCACGTACTGTTTGTATGTACTCATTTCGCTTTTAAAAGGAAGGACCTTTCGGGATATCTGTGTGAAACCTGTTGACGATGATACAATCAATGCGCTTCGCGATCTTCTTTTTGCGACAGAAACGGTTCGTCCCAAAGTTGCTGATGCAGTGAAATTATTGAGTTTGTGAGCTATATTCGTCGGTTCAACTTTAGTGGAGAATTCAACATGGAATTTTTACATTTGCTGCACCCTGAAGTCTTAGTGCAAAGTGGCGGAGCTCTTTAGCAAAACATTGGCTGAATCCCGTTCGGTCACACTACCCATTTTAAACTGCAAAAACTCTTGTAGAAGAAATGGCGTTACAAGAACCCCGTAACTTTGACGTGAAGACAATGCATCGTGCCCCTATGGTCTTCGTCAACGCCGAACTGGAAAATCAAATTTGATTGCAGATTTGGTGTTTCGTCAAAATTCATACCCGTATGGAACTATTATTTCTGGATCTGAGTGTCAGCAGTATAGTAATTTTGTACTCGAAATGTCTATTCATAGAGACTTTAATCCTGAAATTATTTCAAATATCATCAAGCAACAAATCCCGATTAAAAGACAATTTGATAAAGAAGTTGCTGAAACGGGGTCGTCGAATTTAGATATGCGCAATTTTGTTGTTCTTGATGATTGCTTACGCGATACAGAGGAGATGGTTGGCACTCAAATTCGAACATCGTGTTTTATTACGGTGCCATACGCGATGAGTATACCGGTGGCTCTGCGTGAAAATATTGATTATGTATTTATTTTTCGTGAACCCATTGTGGGAAATCGCGAACGGATTTGGAGCCAATATGCCAGCAAAATAATGGACTTTGACTCTTTCTGTAAAGCTATGGACCAGTGCACGGAAAATTAATGCCTTGTTATTGATAAAACAGCTTGCAGCAGCAATATTGAAGATATCGTTTTTCGGTATAAAGCGACACCCCCACTCCCTCACCTAACCGCATCCCTAACTGCACCCCCCGCATCTCCCTAACCGCACCCCCCCGCAAAAAAAACGCGCGTTACAATAAGACAAAATGGCACAACCCGGTGGTACAAAGAAATTGAACCTTAAACTCCGTAAGTTTGATGTGAAGGCCATGAAACAGGACAGCGTGGTTGTTGCAATTGGAAAACGCCGAGTGGGAAAGTCAAATTTGATTGCAGATTTGTTGTTTCACCATCGTTCATTTCCGTCTGGAACCATAATTTCTGGAACTGAGAGTGTAAGTCGGCATTATGGTAATTTTGTACCCAAAATGTTCATTCATAACGACTTTAATCCTGCAATTATTGCAAATATCATCAAGCGACAAACCCTTATTAAAAGGCAATTTGATAAAGAAGTTGCTGAAACGGGTTCGTCGAATATGGATATGCGCAATTTTCTTGTTCTCGATGATTGCTTACACGATGACAAGTGGACCCGAGATGTCGGCACTCGTTTCTTGTTTATGAATGGGCGCCACATTAAAACAATGTTTATAATTGCGCTTCAATATGCGATGGGTATACCGCCGAATCTGCGTACGAATATTGACTATGTATTTATCTATCGTGAAAGTATCATGGCAAATCGCGAGCGCCTTTGGCGACAGTATGCTGGCATGTTTCCGGACTTTGACTCATTCTGTCAAGTTATGGACCAGTGCACGCAAAATTTTGAATGTCTTGTCATTGATAATACGTCTTGCAGCAGCAAAATTGAAGACCAAGTGTTTTGGTACAAGGCTGAAATGCATTCAGAGTTTAAGACGTGTCTTCCCAAGTATTGGTCGCACCCGGCAAACTTTGCGCCGGATGAAGATGAGGGTGATGAGCTCGATGGTAGCCATGGTGTACGCCGTCGATATGCGCTAACAATTCACAAAAAAGAGTAATTTCAAGCAATTCATCGTTTTATAGTTCCTCGATGTTAGCCGCATCATCATCTGTCGTTTAGCATAAAAATTTAGAATACATTTGCATGCGGCTAACATCGCGGATTCAACAGATTTCGCAGCCCAACGGGTCAGTGTTGTAGCAATAGTTCGCCGTCCAACGGGTCAATTCATCGTGATGTAGCAGATTTCGCAGCCCAATGGGTCATTTTGTAGCAACAGATTTCGCCGTCCAACGGGTCAGTGTTGTAGCAATAGTTCGCCGTCCAACGGGTCAGTGTTGTAGCATAGTCCCCCGCTTGTCAGCCGTCACATAAGTCTTCCAGCCGAAAAATTAGACTGGACATATTGAACGGCAGCTAACAAGCGGGGGACTATGATGTTGTTGCAACAGTTTTCGCCGTCCAACGGGTCAATTCATCATGTTGTTGAGAAATACCGTTAATAATTGTAGCACATTTTAAAAACACAATGCAAGCTGCGGAAAAGAGTGTAAATAATGTTTTACATCAATATTATGGATAAATCTTAATTATGTTTTATTTAAAGCCGTGAGAAAGCAATTTTAAATAGAGGATTAAAGCAATGTATGCAAACGATGTTTCTCAATTGGAACAAACACCCATTCGAGAAATTTGTACTCCAACAACGGTCAAAGATGTCCAAACAATCGTTATGTTTGCTGCGCAAAATCGTTTACGAATTGGTATCAAAGGACAATCACATTGTATGGGTGGTCACACATTAGCAGCAAACGGTATTCTCGTTGATATGTGCAAAATGAATCGTTTTATTGCAATGCGCCCGGATGGCACATATACAGTTGAAGCGGGTGCGATTTGGTACGATGTTATTCGTGAACTTAATCAATACGGGAAATCACCAGCGACACTGCAATCATATTCAAGTTTTAGCGTTGGTGGCAGTATTGGCGCGAATATCCATGGCATTACGAACAACGACCCGTTAATCAAATCTGTTGTTTCATTGACTCTTGTGGATTCAAACGGACGTATTCAAACAGTCAGTCGTACATCTGCATTGTTTAATCTTGTTCTTGGTGGATTTGGTCTCTTTGGCATAGTCACAGATGTAACGTTGCGATTTGTGAACAATTGCCGTTTGCGAACAGAAATCGTTCATTGTGAAATGCTGGCGCATTTCAATCAAAACCTCACATTCGTTCATTTTGTAAAATGAGTGAATTTGTTGAAATGTATGGAAGATTGTTGCACGATCGTCGTATTGCAATCAGAATCGTGCGACTGCATGTGCTCAATTTGGACGATGTTATCATGTACCTTATGTTTCGCGAAGAAGAAAATGTGCGAAGTGTAATGAACGAGCCTACGGGTCTTTCTGTCCTCGGTCAGCTTGCATATAAGTGGCTTGTTCCAACCAACATTTTTCAGCATATGCGATTTGTGTGGGAACGATTTACAGGTTTTCCATTGGATTTTACACTTAAAGATACCGTAAATGACCTTATGAATGTTAGTGCAACATCGCTCTCTTCGCTGTATGAGCCACTGATTCAACTCAACAATACATTCATTTTGCAAGAGTATTTTATCCCACCTGCTAAATTTAACGGCTGGTTTCGTGAATTTCGTGAATGTATTCGCAATCGTCCTGCATGTCTAACACTGCTAAACATAACATTTCGTTTTGTAACCAGTGACAAAGAATCTGTTTTAGCGTATGCTGTATTTTCGAATTCGCCGTGAGGACTGCTCGGGCAACTGCAGAAGGCTTTCATTGCAATAACAAATCGTGCGCGTGGTACGTTTTATTTGCCGTATCGTCGTTTTTATGATGCAAACGATGTTTTGCAGTCATATCCACGCATTCATGAATTTTTGCGAGCCAAGCAACGGTTTGACCCATCGGGCCGTTTTTCAAATACATTTTACGAACACTTGGTGCAATTATTTGACGCCAGCAAACGCAAAACACTCAAAAACACTCAAAAACACAAATCAAAGTAAGCCAAAAGTTGACGGACGCATGCAACAAGCCACCAGTGTCAACAGATGGGACACACAGACACTCCTCCACCTCCAGACTTTACCCCAACAGATATCGCAAATCGTGAGTTGGTTCTCCGTTTGCTGCGCTACGAAGATGCATTGTACATGAGTCCCGCTGGACAGGCCATTCTTGCACGTCCCGATTTTTCCAACATCTTTAGTCTCGACGCAGGCAAACGGATTCAACGCGATACTCTGATTGCCAACGGTTTCAGTTCAACCGATGCCAGTTTGGCCACGTATCGCACTATTTTTCAACACTATTGGCGTTCAGCGAGTGATTATGACTCCGAAGTGCTTGCAGCCGTGTTTTACATGCGGGAGAATCGGTGCCTGTATTACACTGCGCCGGAACTCGTGATAGGAGACATGGTGCCAGAATGCCCGTTGCTGGAATTGGACGGGACGCCGACGTCTGTCCATGCTGTGTGTAGCGCAAAGCCAACCATGCTCGCTGCGTTTTCAATGTCCTGACCCCCGTTTCTGCTGCGGCTCCAACGGCTGTTGGATTTGGCTCCACGACTCATGGCGCCTGAAAGCCCAATTCAGCTCGTGCTCGTCCAAATTCAGGAAGCACACACCCGTTTGTGGCCGTTAGGCATGGTGGACCACCCGGAGCCACAGCGAACGTTGGAAGAGCGAATGGAACGTGCTCGCGCGTTCAAGGCAACGGTGCCGTTTCACGTTGTCGTGGATTGTTGGGAAGACCCGTTTGAACGCCGGTTTCATGCGTGGCCGGACCGCTATCATTGGATTGGTGCGGACCTCGTCTTACGGGCAAAATCCACGTATACGATGGATGCAAAAGTCGAATCCGATTGTGCAGACTTGTTGGCATCAATACTCGGTTAAGTCTCGTCTTTAACCGCGTCTTGACCCATTCACTTGCATGACGATGCGTTCATATAAACATTTTAAATGTTCGAGCGTATCCGAAAAAAGGGGGGGGTAAAAAGTGACGAGGGGCTTATCGTTTTTGTCCATCATAGGATATGTCGGCTCTCCCAATTAACGATTTCCTTGTGAAAAATATCATCGCACGTGGAACATTTTATTACCCGGCTTCAGCACATTACGGTGGTGCAACGGTTGTAAGCTGCGACCTGTGTCAGCGAAGCAATCTTAGTGCGTGTATTGGATTCGAGAGATATGATTTGTGTTTAACGTGCGTTGAACGAACAACATCTGTACCGAGTGGAATCATGATGCTTCGGCCTCCTATGCCTGAGGCTCCTACGACATTAATGATGCAGGATTCTGTGCGGGGTCCCGTTGTTACAAGAATGATGCAGGATTCTGTGCGATTTCCCACTACAAACATGATGCAGGATTCGGTGCGTCGACCCATGACATTTATGATGCAGGATTCTGTGCGTCGTGAGCCTCGTCGAGCCACAACATTAATGCCTCAAGATTCTGAAACAGGTTTTCCAACAGGTTTTCCAACAGGTTTCTGAAATGGCGTTCAATGATTTCGAATTCTACACATTAGTGTTGGATAAATATAGGTGGGGCTTAAACAAAACTTAAGTACTTGGCGTATGTTTAGCTCAAAAATTCATTTCTAAAACTAAGTATAATTGAACTTGTAAACTAAATCTAACACTATG